GAAGATACATCAGAAGGTTTAGCTGACATGACTAAAGAGGTAGCTTCAAAAATGGCTGACGATAGAATTGATGAGGTTCTGGAAGCATTTCCTTTAGTTAAACAACATTTAGATTATGTTTTATCTGGAGGAGAGTCAGAAAATTTTATGCAAGCTCATGATCCTAATTTAGATTATAACAAAATAGAGTTAGCACAAGATGATGTTAGGAGTCAAAAATCAATTTTATCAGATTACTTTAAACAAAAAGGTCATGATAAAGATTTTATACAAGAAATGCTTGGAGATTATGAAGATTCTGGAAAGTTACACTCTAAAGCAGATCAAGCACGAGAAGCTTTAGGTAAAGTGCAGACAAAGCAAAAAGAACAAATGCTTGTAGAACAAAAAGGAATGGTACAAAAACAACAAGCAGAGCAACAAGAATTTTGGAATGATGTATCTAATACTATACAAGAGTCAAAAGAATTTAAAGGACTTCAAGTCCCAGAAAAAGAAAAGGCAAAGTTTTTTAACTATCTTTCTAAACCTGTTTCTAACGAAGGGTACACACAAAGAGATGTTGACCATTCAGAAGCTGATATGGAAATGAAATTAGCTATTGACTACTTAATGTATAAAGGATTCAATTTAAAAAATATTATAACAACAAAAGCTAAGACACAAGCTACACAGTCTTTAAGGCAAAAGATTTCTAAAAATGAAGACACTGTAAAAAGTGCTCGTAAAAGATCTAGAGTTAGTAAAAATGTAGATTTAGATAATTTAGATCTTAACATTTAAAAATATACCTGAACAGGGAAATAGGTACCCTAAATTAAAATAAATAAAAATGGCAGTAAATGGAACAAATATAAGCGTTCAAAAAACGTTTTATAACGATTCACAGATGACAGACATGAATAGTCTGGCAAATGCGATGTTATCCAAACCAACTGAACTGTCTCCTATTATTACTCATTTATCTGGAAAAGATGACAAAAGATTCCCATTATCCTTCTTAACTGAAGGTGTTGGAAATGCTAAGTCTATTGACAACTTGGAATATGAGTACCGTGTGGCAACACATAGATTAAGAACGAGACCAGTAGCAGCAACAGGAGCATCAACATCAAATGTAGGATTAGGAGGAGCGTCTTTCGAGATTGAATTTCCTGATAAACATTTTGTATTTCCTTACGTACTAGTATCTCAAGGAGGTACTCAAGCACGTATTATGAAAGAACCACAACAAGCAGCAGGTGGTACAGCATGGACATACACTTTACAATTAGTTAACCCAGTAGCTACAGCAACATTAGCAGCAGCTGATGCAACTGCAGGAGCACTTTGGGCACAAATGTATGCACCAGTAGGAGTTGATTTCTCTAGAGGAAATGCTTCAAACTGGGAAACTCCAGGAAAAGTAAGAAACAAACTAACTACAGTTAGAAAATCTTACCACATGTCTGGAAATGCAAAAGATTTTGTAGCTGAATTCTCTTTACCAACTAAAGGTGGATCTACTACTAAATTATGGATGGACTACGAGGAGTACTTACACATGTTAGACTTTAAGGAAGAATGTGAAATGTACTACTGGTACGGACAAAAAACTTACGATGCAAATGGACATACATCTATGAAAGATGAGAATGGACAGCCTGTAATTGTAGGCCCTGGTCTTTTAGAGCAAATTGTTGAAACTGACACTTACTCTACAATGACTGAAACAAAATTAAAGAACATCATCGGTGACTTATTCTATGGAATGACTGATGCTGCTCAAAAACAAGTAACTCTTTACACTGGTACTGGTGGTGCTCGTGAATTTGATGAGGCTCTTAAAGCTCATTTTGGTGGTACAAATGCTTTCAAAGTTTCAAGTGGAGATAGCAGATTTATCACAGGTTCAGGAAGATCATTAGGTTTAACTGGTTACTTTACGTCTTACGAGCACGTGGACGGACACACAATCAATGTGGTAAAATTACCATTATTTGATCATGGTGCTGTTGCACAAGCTCGTAGTAAGCACCCTGTTACAGGTTACTCTCTTGAGTCTTATAGAATGGTCTTTGTTGATCAGTCTAATTATGATGGACAAAACAATTTGCAAATGATCTCTAAGAAAGGTCGTGAAGCAATGAGATGGTGTGTAGCTGGATCAGTAGTTCCAAGAGGATTTGATTCAAGTTCTTCTAGAGCGTCTGATGTAGACGGTGCGTCGGTACATATGTTAAAAACTGCAGGTATTGCTCTTAAGAGATTTGATACTTCAATTGATATTACATGTGTAGCGTCTTAATTTGGCATTAATTTGCGTCTATATATTGGTTTTTGATTAAGGTTGTGGGGGAGAAATCCCCCGCTGCTTTAATTAATTATAATATACCCGGAGAGTTATTCTTTACATCCACCTAATTTAAACTTTAAAAGAACTAAGATTATGAGTAGTAAAAAAGTATTTATCAGGAGAGAAGACCTAGCGGGTCACCTCCCTAAAGCAGTTAGAGCTGAAGCAACCTATAAATTAAGTAGTGTTTATGTAAATAGACAACCTTTAAAAGGTTTTGACTCTGACGATGAAAAAAAGTATCTAGATGGAATATTAGATGTTAACCCTGATCACGGTGATTGGCCTAAACACTCTAAAATATTTTGGGCGGATATGACAATCCCTGTAGGTTTTACAGGAGTTGAGTTAGAAATAGGAAAAGATACAGATGAGAATCCACTTAGTATTATGGACTATATTAAGTATAACTTTGCAATGAAACACCCGCATGTAGCTTTAACTAAAGAAGAGATGGATACAGATATAACTAAAAAATTCTACATTCAAGATTTAACTAGACAGGACAAAGTTAGAAATAATGAAATCCAAGTTAGGAAAGATGCAGATAAAGAATTTATTAAAGTTACTTCTGACTCGTCAAATATGAAGAGAATTTTAAGATTGATGTCTAATACTAATCCTGATCGGATGAGTGGAGATCAAGTAGAAAACGCTTTATATGAAATTAAGAATTCTGATCCAAAAAAGTTTATAAAAATTGCAACAGATAAAAATTTAGAATTAAAAGCAGAGATCGCAGAAATGGTTTCATCTGGAGTTTTAAGGAAAATTGGAAATCAAGTAATTTTTATCGATGAAGTTATTGGGGATACAACAGATGATGCAATTATTCATTTGAAAGATAAAAGGAATTCTGGTAAATTAACAATATTAAGAGCAAAATTAAAAGAATTATCGTTAGTATAATATGAATATACAAGAGATGCATTTAGCAATCAAGCAAGGAGTGGATAAAATAAATTCACTCCAAGCTGATTTGCTTTTATCCGAAGAAATAGATATTGAATTAAATAAAGCTTTAACAAGGTTTATTAATAATAGACTTCTTATTAGGAGTGGCCAAGGGTTTGAAGCATCTCAAAAACGTATTGATGATTTACGTAGTTTACTTAGAGAGTATGAAGATACAGTAACATATAAAGAACAGATTTCTTCTAAAGTATTTGTAGATACTTTTGAATTTCCTGAGGACTATTTACACTTAGTAAATCAAAGATCATATGTTGTTCAAAATAATTGCAGCCCTATAAATTTTATTATAAAAAATCCAGCTGTAGTAAATGTTAATTATTTTATTGTAAATTTTAACACATTCTTTTTAAATAATAACTCTCAATTAGTTTACCCAATTTCAGTGATGGCAGACCCATCAAACTTTGCTCTTGGGGGAGCTTGGATTGTACAACCTAATTTACTTGCAAATTTTATATTTCCTCAAGATATAGAAGCGTACAAAGAAGTTTTATTAGACCCAGCTAATTGGGAGCCAGGATTTTCTATATATTGGGAAAAGTATTTAGATATACATAGACCTAATAATATAATCATAGTAGTAGACGAATCTATACACTCATGGATTAATTGGGATGCTTCTGTCACAAATGCAACATCAGGTACTAACTTAGTATCACAATTAATAGGATCTTCAATTCCAGCAATAGCTTCTGATGATCCTTCAAATCAATTTTCACCTGCTAAATATTTATCTTTATCTGCAGGAGCTTTTAGAGAAGCTCCTTTATTTAACTCTAAAGAGTGGGCAGCAAATAAATATGTTCAACATGATGATATATTTACTTTATTAAACGATCCTTTTAACAATACAAAACCTTCTTCTCCCTTAACAACTATAAGGAATAATCAAATTGATATATACACGAGTGATATATTTATAATAGAGAAGGTAAAAATAACATACATAAGAAAACCTCGGAAGATTTCATTATCTTTGGGGCTAAGTTGTGAGCTTCCCGAACATAACCATCAAGAGGTTGTGGACATGACTGTTAGTAGTATTTTAGAAACTTTTCAAGATTCTAGGTATCAAACTAATCAAATAGAGGAAGCAAAAAATAAATAGTAATAATATAAAAAATTAAAAAAATGGCAAGACATTTAATGATTGGAAACAATGTTGCAGTAGCTAGAACAGTAGCAGGAAAACTGGATAATGGTGCAATTGAAATTCAAAAACTAACACAAAACGGACCAGCAGCAATGTCAAATACTGACACGATCGCTAATTCACCACAATTTAGAATTGTACAAGGGAATGGTAAAAGAGATATTGTAAGTCCTTGGATTTATGGTAGAGACGTAATTAACTACAGCGGTAAAGCTAAAGTAGCAGCAGCAGCATGTACAGTAACTGACACTATTGCAGCAACTTCTGCAGCAGCAGGTAGTTTAGTATTAAAGTTTGTAAGACTTGGAGGACCTAGTCCAGAATTCTTTAGCTTTACTACAACAATTGGAGCTTCAGTAGCAGATTCAGCAACAGATGTACTAGTTGAAGCAGCTTTTGAAGCTTTAACTAACATTCCTGATTGGTTGAACCCATTAGCAGCTACAACAGGTGCTGCAACTGTATTCACAGGAGCATTAAGAGGTGATATAGCTCAAAGTGGTAACACTTGGGATTACGAACCAGCAAATATTCAACTTATCGTAGAAAGTTATGATGGTGGTACACAAACTCATACAGCTTCATCTACTGCAGGTACTCCAGGATATGGATCTGGATTTGCAGTAAAAGCTTTTGAAGATTCTTTAATGGGAGCTCAGTACGGATACTACAATAGAATAGCACAACCTATTACTCCTCTTACAACAGCGGACACAGCAGAAACTTATGACATGTATAACATTGTAGCAACTAAAGATGGTTCTTCAGCTTCTCAAATTAATGGAGTAGATAATTTAATGGAAGTTAGTATTGCATTTGATAATGATACAGCAGCTTTAACTTCAGCTTTAGAAGGAGTACTTAATCCTTATTTAAACTCAGTTGGGTTTGGATCAGTTACCTTATAATATTAACAAATAAAAAATAAAAAAAATGGCAAATAATCCTTTAACAAACAAATATGTTGCAAAAGCACATTGGAATTTCGCAACAAGAAGCGGGTCAGGCGGTGCTGAATCAATTTCAGCTCACAATGGACCTATATCTATCCCTGAAGGGGCAGTAATTACAAAAGCATATTATCAAGTAGGAACAACTATATCTGACAATGGTGATGATTCAACAATCATATCTATTGGATATACAGGTGCAGTAGCAGCTTTTTCAGCTGCATTATTAATTAGTGGTACTGGTGTAAACGGTGTAGCTGCTGGTAACTTTGATGCAGGTGTTCATGGTACTTTAGTAGGCATGGGTGCAGCACTTGGTGCTGATTCAGCTCATGATACTGCACT